CTGATGCGGCGACCATGAACTCTGGGACATACACCCAGACAACAGCAGGTAGTGCCTTTTCTTTTACTGAGACATTCAACGGCGGAGACGCAATCCCAACAGGAACGACCGTTACTAGCGGTGTGGTTGGATCCTTACCCGCATTTGGAAGTGTCACAACAACTAGCGGCGGGGTGGCTGGGTCTCTCGCTGGTACTATCGATTCTGCTGGCACGATGTCGTTGACTGCTGGTGGTGCTGGTACAAGTGCAACTGGACAGTTTGTTTCTGAGATTACAATTAGATAATAATGGAAGATAATGAAGAATATCATCGGTGCCCTAAGTGTGGGTTTGTTTTGTGTGCTTGTCCCGAGGACTTCACTGGCAGTTCCTGTAGTGCCAAATTTTACACAGGGCTCGATGACTTCCCATACAGAAACAACGAGTACAGTAACAGAGACCATAAACTCAATCGACTATAACACAGGGTATCAATATTCTGTAACTGGGAGTGGTATTACAGCATCAGGAAACTTATCACCTGGCACTGGGGCAAACAATGTAACTATTAATGGGGTGACTTCATCATGGACTGGATTAACAAGCAAACCATCATTCACTCAGACAACACCAGGAGCAGCGTTTCAGTTCACAGAAACGTATCAAGGTCCTGGTTTAAGTCAGCAAACGATTATTCAAAGAACCACAGAAATCAAAAGTGTCACAGACACCACAAGTATCTTCACGCAGTAATCTTATGTCTAACCAACCTTGCGATTGCCCCTGCCACTCTGGCGGAAACTGTGGGGGGTGTAAGTGCAACGGCAAGTCCGATTGCAAATAGTTCTGGCTCAGTAACTAACCAAGCGATCCAAGTCCTACAAGGTCCTTATATCACCAACCAGTATGGTGATGGTATTTCGTGTCAAGGTTCTACATTAAACGTCACCCCATTTGTGACTGGCAGTGGTTCATTCCAGAAACCATATGAACCCTGGTACAATGATCCTGTCTATGATATGAGAGACTTGAATGAAGATGGTTCTTTAGACAATCCAGGTGGTATTTTGTACCATGTTCCCACTAGAACTGGTCAGAAGGACAACTATAATCTATCTGTAGGTGTGTCTGCTACATGGTCCAAACCATTAGACAAAGAAGCACAAGAACTCTGCCGAAAAGCAGCAGAGAAACATAATGCTTTGAGAGATCAAATCCTTGCTAACCGTAGATTGGAGTTTGAACTCACAAGATTAACTAAATGTGGTGAGTTGGCACAGAAGGGCATTACTTTCCATCCTAGATCACCTTACTATAAGATCTGTGCTGATGTTAGGTTACAGAACCCTCCTGGTGTTATTCCACCACACAGACATTCTATTCCTTCCCCTTCAACTTCCGTATCGCATGTGAGCGGATCCGCTGCTGCTCTCGGCGCTCCATTACAGATTCAACCTTCACCTTCTTCCCCCTCAAAGTAGCAATCTTCTTGACTACCTTCTTGATAGTTGGTTTAACTACTTTCAAAAGCAAATCGGCAACAGGTTTAGCAAAGATAGCAGTAGAAGTTGCTACTACAGCGATGCTTGCTGTAGTTGTCACCATATCTAATGGTGGTAAATACTTCTCGGTAAATGTTGGTTCTATACAACGTGGATCACTTACTAACAGTTCTTTGTACCACTGACACTGCTGCTCAGGTTCCCCCTCCACTTTGGTTCCAGGCACTGATGATGGCAGTGGCACCTGCGGTGGTGGTTGGGGTGCCTCTGGTTGCTTTTTTACTGGTGTTTTTGGCGTCTCTTTGGGACTAGTAAGAATAATCTCTTCTGGATTATACTCAATAGGATTAAAAGAGGGAGCAGTGCCATCACAGAATGTCACTGTCCCATTAGGATCATCTGCTATTAGATTCTTATTCTTTTTCGCATCAGGATGTGCCTCTACGCAACCAGGCAGTTGAATGATTGGTGTGCCTATGGTTGTTGTCGTATGAGGTATGGTTGGAACCACTGGAGGTGGTAGAGATTGGTTCCAGTTGCTTATATCTGGGATTCTAACATCTTGAATCCTGATATCTTCAATCATTATCAATAAAACCTTCTTCTACCAACCACTTCATCGTAAGTGGTGTGGGTTCATAAACTTCCCACATATTACCAGCAGCACATGCTTCAAGTGCTTTCATTGTCATACCTTCAGTTCTACCTGCCCAGGATGCTTCTGCTTCCCAAGGTACAGCAGATTTGGGATAAGTACGTTCTGCCATCTCACGCCACATGGCAGGAACTTCTTCCTCTGGTTTAATAATAGCAATGATAGAGTTCTTGATGCTGCCTGCCATGCAATCTTGGGCAGCGTGCCATCCTTCGTGACGCATTACTGACATCAGAACACCAGGACGATGCATAAAAGCATCATTCAGATAGAAGTTATTGCTTACAGTATGGTAGACACCACGGTGTCCAGGTGGGAAATACTTCTCATCTGCTAGAAAAACCATAACTCCGACTTTATCAAGGGATACCAGCATCGAGTTAAACTCATCAGCAATAATATCAAAATCAGAGTTAGGAAACTCTTTACGAATATCGTCGATATTCTTGATTTGTCGGACATTCTCGGTGCATTCTTGAACGATCATGCAACCAAGGGCATCCATAGTATAGTAACCCTTTTTCAGTTTAGATTCATTTGCCCAGGTTGATGCAGCAGTGACTCCTAGAATAGCAGTGTTAATGACACTAATACCTAGGAGTCCAAACAAAAACTTTTTCATTATTTTATGGAAGTGGGATTACACCACCAGTTGCTTTGGGAAGTTCTGGGGGTTTGGGCAGAAGTTCTTCTACAAGACCAGGAAGGATAGTTTTTACCTCCCCAATAGCTTGCTCTTTAACTCCTTCCATTATAGCATCTTTTTGGAGAAGCACATAAGCACCACCACCAATCAGAGCAACAGAAGTTAATCCAGATAGCAGTGCTACAACATTAATCAACTTTTGCATCTTTCTTTTCCTCTTTAGGTTTTTCTTCGTCTTTTTTTCTAGCAGGAACGACCCCGAATGTTGCTAGAGTGCCTGTGAAGACCGACGCAATAAAAGTGGGATCAATATTCTTTTGAGGAACACCAGGAATAGTTACATAATTAAGTGTAAGAATTGCTGCTGACCAAGATAGAATAACAACACGCACCAATGCCGACAGACCTTCATCTGCCCAGTCAAACTTATTTTCCTTTTTGGTATCCTCTTTCTTTGTCAGATTAGAATCTGTCATGGGATAGAGGTAAGGCAGCTCTATTTATTGTCTAAATAGGTCAGAACACAATATCTATGAAGCAGAAAGATGCCTCTTAGTAAGTTAGATAATTTTATCAAGAACACCCAGGGTCGTATTTTATATGTGAATCCTAATGATCTTGATGCCACTGATAGCATTGAGAATCAGGGTAACTCTCTGACACAACCCTTCAAGACTATCCAGAGAGCTTTACTTGAAGCTGCTAGATTCTCTTATGTAAGAGGTAAGGATAATGACCTCTTTAACAGGACAACTATTATGTTGTATCCTGGTGATCACATCATTGATAATAGACCAGGATTTGCAATCAGAAATGTAGGTGGTGTTGGTAAAGTTGTAAGTCCATCTGGTTCTGAAACCGATGCTACGACTACACTCAACCTCACTTTAACATCAAACTTCGATTTAACTCAAGAAAATAATATTCTTTATAAGTTTAATAGTGTCAACGGTGGTGTTATCGTTCCCCGTGGTACATCTATCGTCGGTCTTGACCTCAGAAAAACAAGAATCAGACCTAAGTATGTTCCCAACCCTACTGATGATAATGTAGGACAATCTGCTATCCTTAGACTTACTGGTGGTTGCTACTTCTGGCAGTTCACTTTCCTTGATGGTCTGGATAATGAGTTGGTTTATACTGACCCACAAACTTTTGATACCACTAATAGATCTCTCCCCACATTCTCTCACCACAAACTCTCTGCCTTTGAGTTTGCTGATGGTGTAAATGATGTTGCTGGATACAGTGGTCTGACTGACCTCAGCATGTATTATTACAAGTTGACACATGCTTTCCAGTCTGCATCTGGTCGTCCTGTTTCATTCCAATGGCCAAATGAGCAGGGTGATTTTGATAAGGTAAGACCTGAATATGAGATCGTTGGTGCTCTCGGTGTAGACCCAGCAATCGTAACATCTATGTTTGCTGGTGACGGTGCTACTCCCACAGCACAAGTTACTGTTACTACTCAGAGTCCTCATGGATTCACCACTGGAACACCTATTAAGGTTCGTGGTGTTAATATCTCCAACTATAACATCTCTGCGTTTGTCACATCCGTAATCAGTGACACATCCTTTACTTATCAGTTGCCAAGTTTCCCACAGAACTTAATCGCAACTCCAGACTCTTCTAACGCAACTATCACTATTGAGTCTGATACTGTTAGTGGTGCTTCTCCATATATCTTTAACGTATCCCTTAGATCCGTCTGGGGTATGCAGGGTCTACATGGTGATGGTTCTAAGTCTACTGGTTTCAGATCTATCGTTCTGGCACAGTACACTGCTATCTCTCTCCAGAAGGATGACCGTGCTTTCGTAAAGTATAACGAAGAGTCTAGACTCTATGATGGTATTGTTTATACTAAGGTAACTGGTGGTGATCTTGCCTCTGGTTCTAGTTCTACCAGCAGTGCTACAGTTTATCACTTAGATTCTGATGCTGTCTACAGAAGTGGATGGGAAAGCACTCACGTTAAGTTGAGTAATGATGCTGTATTCCAGATCGTTTCTGTATTCGCAATCGGTTTCAATAAGCACTTCGAAGCTCTAAGTGGTGCCGACGCATCTATCACCAACTCTAACTCCAACTTCGGTCAGATTGCTCTGGTTGCTGATGGATTCAAGGCAACAGCATTTAACCGTGACGACCAAGGTTTCATCACTAATGTCATCACACCAAAAGAGATTGGTCCAAGAGAGAAGCAAGTCAACTGGTTACAGATTGATGTTGGACTGACAACATCTGTCGGTATTTCTAGTCACCTTTATCTGTTTGGTTTTGGTGACCAGGATCTTTCTCCAACATTCTTAACTCAAGGATTTAAGATTGGTGCCAGAGATGGTGAGACACTGTATCTCCCAGGTAGCAGTGGCATTGGTACTCTGACTGCTACGATTCAGATGCCTTCTAATGAGGTATCTTCTGGTTCTACTATTGCTTATGGTAGCAAGTCTGGCATTAAAGAAGCATTTGTTACTTCTGGTCCTACCGATAACGAACTGACACTTGCCAGTGACATTGGTTTAGTAACTGGTGAATCCATTAAAGTTGTCAGTCAGACTGGTGATCTTCCTGAAGGATTAGAAGCACATAGAACTTATTATGCTATTAGAGTCTCTGCTACAGAGATTAAGGTTGCTTCTTCATTCTCTGATGCCCTGAATGACAACGAAGTTTCTATCGTTGGTGGCACTGCTCTGCTTGTTCGTAGTAGAGTAAGTGATAAGGTTGCTGGTGACATTGGACATCCAATCCAGTTCGATACTGTCAATAACAACTGGTTCGTACATGTAAATACGAACAGTGACATTTACACTGGTCTCTCTACCTTCACCAGTTCTTCTACATCTAGATCTTACGTCAGAAGATATGATGATACTAGAGGTCTTGACTCTAAGATCTATCGTGTTGGTTATGTAATCCCCAAAGAATCTCAGGATGCTAGAGATCCTAGACAGGGATATGTTCTGCAACTTTCTAGTCAGACTGGATTTGC